TAGAGGTCAACATGTTTGACAGTGCACGCATTAGAGTAGCTCAATGGCTCACACGCTCGCCGAGCATCGCCGAGCAGGTAGACGCGCTCAACAGCGGGTCGGCGGTGACCCGTGGCACCGTGTCCGATAGATCTGACAACGCCCTGCTCAAGGCGTACGGCTCAAGCCCGCCGCTGCATGCGGCGGTCAAGAAGATAGCCGAGAACTTCGCCGCTATTGAATGGACCCTATCGGTTGCTCGACGCAAGGCCGACGGTAAGCCGATGCGGTCGCGTGCTCGGCTGATTCGTAACTACCAGGGGCGGCGCAATGCGCTAGCGCGGCTCAAGAGCGCGGGGCAGCTGGAGCAACTAGATGTCCACCCGCTGCTAGACCTTTTCGATCGCGGTAGCCCGTTGCTTGACGGCTTCTCTACGTTCCAAGTGCTGCAATCGCAGCTGGACCTTGTGGGTGATGCGTTCTTGCTCAAGGGCTGCGACACTGCTGGGCGTGTGGTTTCGCTCTGGCCGATACCTGCGACTTGGATCACAACGATGCCGAGCGTTGGCGATCCCTACTGGCGGATCAATATGAACGGCTCCCAGATGGAGATCCCCGAAGGGCTAGTCGTCTGGATCAAAGACCCGAACCCCTACACGCCCTACGGCCGCGGGTCTAGCTCGGCTGCCGCGCTAGCCGATGAGCTGGATTCTGACGAGTACGCAGCACAGTTTGTGCGGGCGTTCTTCGAGAATCATGGCGTGCCTTCAACCATCATCGGATTCGAAGGCGCTAGCGCTGACAGTGTGCAGGCGGTGGCGCAGAAGTGGAACAATGAGCACCGCGGCCCGCGCAAGTCGCACGGCGTCAAGTTTGTCGATGGCAAGCCCTGGGTCGCTAAGGTGTCTGCCGAGTTCACCGATCGCGAGGTCACCGAACTGCGGCGGTTCTTCCGCGATGAGGTCAACCAACAGTTTGGCATCCCCCCTGAGATCTTGGGCATTCTAGAGAGCAGCAACAAGGCGACGATTGACGCAGCTGAGAACATCTTCGCGCGGTGGGTGCTAGTGCCTAGAGCCGAGCGCGTGCGGATTGCATTGCAACGCCAGTTGATCGATCCCGTCGATCCGAATTTGATCCTTGGCTACGTGTCGCCAGTACCCGATGATCGGGAACACCGTCTGGCCACCATGACCGAGTCGCCCCACAACTTCACCCGCGACCAGTGGCAGGAGACCGCCGGGTATGAAGTCGAGCCAGACACCCCCGGCGGCGATGTGCTGCTGATACCAAACAAGTTGGTCCCTGTGCATGCAGCGGAGCTAGGCGACGCAGCTGACAGCACCGAAGAGGTATGGCCCGCGCCCGTTGTGGAGCCGCCGCCTGCCAAGGCGCTGTTGCCCGGCGCTGCTAGCTGGCGGCGACATGCGACGAGGGCGCCAGATCTATTCGACGTAGAGCAGGCCATTGCCGCGCTAACGCCCGTGCCCCTTGTCGAGGCTACCGACCACCTGATGGCCGATGAGTTGAAGACCTGGGGAACGCAGGCGCTGGCAGATCTCGGCTCTGAGCTATCGTTTTCGATGGTCAACCCGGCGGTAGTAGCTCACCTAGCAGAGTACAACGAACACCTAGCGATCTCGAACGCGACCACGGAGCGCCAGCTGCGAGCGGCGCTAACCGAGTCAGTGCAAATTGGCGAAGGTATGATCGAAGCCAGCAAGCGCGTTGCCAAGGTGTTCGACGAAGCACGCTCAAACCGTTCCGATTTGATCGCGTGGACTGAGACGAATCGCTCAAGCAACTTCGGAAACTACCACGCCATGCAGGTCTCCGGGCTTGTAGATCAAAAGCAGTGGCTAAACGCTGGCGACCATCGGGTCCGCTCTACTCATCGGACGGATCAAGTAGTCGCTATCGGTGCTAATTTCACCCTGTCAAATAACGCAAGTGGACTCTATCCAGGCGATATGGATGCCTACGAAGAGAACCTGCGGTGCCGTTGTAGCACCGTGCCTGTGTTCGCTGCGTCCTACTCAAAGGCCGATGACGCGGCACGTATCGAGAAGATAGAAGAGCTACGAGCCCCATGGCGCGCGGCCATACGCAACGCGCTATCCGGTGCCTTCTCTACGCAACAATCTATTGTTGCGAGTATTATGAGCGATTGGTATCGATAGGGCCGATAGGCTTGACAGCGCCAATCGCGCCAGTGTACTTTCTGACCATGGCGCACAAGCGACTCCAACACGCCGAGTTTGTCAAAGCCGTCAAAGACGGTTTGACCTGTGAGGCGGCACGCGATGAGAACATCTTGCTTAGCAAGGCGTTTGCAGCTGACGTGCGAGAGATTGGCGACGCCGACGCGCGGACAAGTACGTGGATCATATCGACAGCAGCACGCGACCGGATGGGCGACACCATCGCGGTTGACGGCTGGGACCTAGCAAACTTCCGCAAGGGCGGGTCCATCCTGTATGGACACAACCGGGAGTTTACCGATGGGCTACCTATCGGCAAGCCCTTGGCGGTCTGGCCCGAAAAGAACGCGCTCCATCTCACGATGCAGCACACCAGCCACGAAGAGAACCCCCTAGGCGCTCAAGTGTTCGCACTGGTCAGGGGCGGTTTCCTGCGTTCGAACTCGGTTGGCTTTCGGCCGACGGAGTGGGACTTCTCAGATCCTGACGACATGTTTAGCGGCATCGACTTTAAGAAGCAGGAGCTTCTAGAAGATTCGATCGTGCCTGTACCGGCCAACCCCGAGGCGCTGTTGCAGACCGTGGGCAAGTCGATGGACCTTTCGCCGTTGCGTGCTTGGCACCAAATGGCGCTTGACGGCGAAGTGCCGACGCTTGGGGTATCCCGAAAAGCTATCCACGAATCGCTCAAGGCCTTGACTGGCAACCCGGTCGCCGTGTCTGCTGGCGCGGTCGGTGCCGCTGCTGAAGCCGCTTCGGCGGAAGTTGCAGCCGACGCCGCCGCTACTGAGGCCGCGGTACCGTCCACGCCGGCCGACCAGGCCGAGCTACAGCGCCTGGCGCTTGTGCAGCTGGCTACGCCTACCCCCGAAAGCGCCGCAGCATTGAAGGCGCTAGGTATCGAAGTACACTCATGCGATTGCGCGCGGGCCCCCGTTCCAGAGCCTTCTGCGGAGCCGCCAGCTGCTGAGCCGCCTGTGAAGGAGCTGAGCGTAGAGGATTGCGCCGCGCGCGTGATCGAAATGCTCGGCGATGCTTCCAAGATAGCCGAGGGCGAAGCCAAAGAGCAGATCGTTGCGGCGCTTGCCGCGCTGGTGAAGGCGCCCGCACCTATCGCCGACGGCGCCGATACTGACGGGCCCGACTACATCGAGCTGGCGCCGCAGGCTGCCGACCCTCCCGCCGATGACGGCGAAGACTTTATCGAAATTGCTGACGCTGCCGAGTTTAGAGCCACGCTCGAAACCAGCATCGCGAAACACTTGACCGCCCTGACTGGGCGTACTGCTTAGGAGCTATCCCCATGGGTGAGAAAATGCTACGCGCCGACGTTGAGGCCATGATCGGTGATATCATCGGTCGCTCTCTCAAAGACGTGCACAAGCAGGTCGCCGACAACCAAGCCGCCAGCGAAGCCCAGATCAAGGCCTATTTGCAGGGCCAGGGTGTCACCAAAACCCCCGCCGAGATCTCGAAAGATAACGGCCTCCGCGCCGGTCGTTGGCTGCGGGCGTTGGCAGCTGCCAAGGGCGACACCGGCCGCGCGGCCGACTTCGCCAAGCAGTGGGGCGACGAGACGCTGGCCAAGGCGCTCGGCGAAAGCACCCTAGTCGGCGGCGGCGCGCTGGTGCCGCAAGACATGGCCGATTCTGTGATCGAACTGTTGCGTGCTCGCAGCACCGTGCGCAAGATGGGCGTGATGAGCGTCCCAATGCCCAACGGCTCGCTCACCCTGCCCTACCTCGCAACGGGCGCCACCGCGACCTACACCGGCGAGAATCAAAACGCGGTGAAGTCAGAGCAAACCTTCGGCCAGATCGAGATGCAGGCCAAGAAGTTGACCATCCTGACGCCGATCAGCAACGATCTGCTCAACGATGCCAGCGTCGCCGCCGATGCCTTGGTCCGCGAAGACCTGGTCGCCGCCGCTGCGTTGCGCGAAGACCTCGCGTTCCTCCGCGGTGATGGTACCGTCGGCACCCCGAAGGGGCTCAAGAACTTCACCGACACCACCACCACCAACAGCGGCGGCAAGACGCAGGCCTTGATCACCACAGATCTTGGCACCGCGATCTTGACCCTCGAAACCAACAACGTTCCGATGCTGAAACCCGGCTGGATCATGGCGCCGCGTTCGAAGTACGGCCTCATGACCCTGCTTGACGGCAACGGGAATCTGGTGTTCGGTAACGAGATGGCCAACGGGACCCTCATGGGCTTCCCGTTCTTGACCACATCCCAGATCCCTATCAACCTCAGCACGGGTGTCGGTTCCGAGTCCGAGGTCTACTTCGCGGACTTCGCCAGCATCTTGATCGGCGAAACCGCCGGCATCAAGGTTGACGTCTACGACGGCGGCGCCTACTACGATGGCTCTGCCATCCAATCGGGTATCAGCCGCGACCAAACCGTGATGCGCTTGATCGCGCGCCACGATATCGCGGACCGCCAGCGCGGCAAGGCCGTGCACGTCACCGACCAAGTCATCTGGGGCACCTAAGACAGGGCCCTAGCCTAGGGCCCCACTAGGGGGCCATCGATCCACCGAGAATACTACACCCTCACGGGAGCAAAACAGATGACGCAGAAACTCTACATGGGCGAAATGGTCACCCTCAAAAAGGGCTTGGCCGCCATCGCACTGTCGGCCGGCGCCAGCAATGGCGACGCCATCGATCGTACCGGCATGATGGCGTGCAAGATGCACGTTTCGACGGGCGCCGCCACTGGTACCCCCACCAGTTTCACGGTGATCACGAAGCTGCAAGACAGCGCCGACGGCACCACCTTTGCCGACTTCACCGATCCCGTTAGCGGGTCTGTGCCGACCGTGCCGACGGTCACCGCCGTCGACAGCGAGGCTGAGTTGGCGGTCAACTTGCTGGGCGCGCGCCAGTATATTCGCACCGTGACCACGGTGGCCTTTGTGGGCGGTACTACTCCCACGCTCGTTTGCGCCCCCCTGTTTGTGCTCGGCGGCGCCGACGAAGAGCCCGCGGTAGCGGTCTAAACCTTCGCTTGTGGTTAGGCGGGAATGGTCGGGGCGCGCGCTTTAGCTGTGTGGCGCGCCCCGGCTACCCTCTAGAAAGGCGGCACCATGCCAGAGAAGAAATACCGCATCCGCTTCGAGCATTCGCGCCCACCCTACAACGCGGGCGAGTGCGGCGAATTCAACCGGTTCATGTCAGACGCCTACGTGGCGGCGGGCTATGGGGTTTACGCAGACCCTGCCGACGCCCCCAAGCCAGCGGTCAAGTTGAACCTGCCGAAGCCCGAGGGTAAACCGGGAGCCGATGCCCGAGCGGCGGTAGACGCTGCCGACAAGGCCGACGCCGACGCAAACGCCAAGGCCAACAAGGGCAAAGGCAAGGCGCCCAAGCTCAAGATCTAAGCTAGTCAGAAAGGCGCGGCGCTATGGCGGTAACCCTAAACGCTAACGCGCTGACCACTGTAGCCGATGCGCGCGCGGTGCTGGGCTTGACGCCTAGCGACGATGACATTGTGATGCGGTTGGTCAACTCCGCATCACAGCTGTTTGAGTCGCGTTGCGGTCGCAAGTTCCTGCTGGCGGCGCTAGCCGAGGATGTGAACGGCTACGGATCTGACAAGATCAACGTCTCGCGCGCGCCCATTCAATCGGTCTCGTCTATTGAGTACCAAGGGGCTGAGCTAGACTTGACCGATATGGTCATTCATTCGGAGGCCGGGCTGATTCAACTCCCCGGCGGTTTCGTATGGACGGCCCACACCGTCGGTAACATCTCTAGGTCGGCGCTGCCGGGCACTGAGCGCCCGCTGTACACCGTTAACTATGAAGGCGGATGGATTACCCCGCAGCACGATGGCGATAGCGCGGCGCCGTTTGACGGCGACTCACGCGACCTACCCTACGATATCGAAGAGGCGGTCTTGTCGTTGATTCGGGCTCGCTATGCGGCGCGTCGCACTGTGCGCGACCCGACTCTCAAGTCGCAGAAGCTCCGCACCTGGGGCGAGACCTACGACAACACGGCCGGGGGCGTAGCTGGCGGCTTGCCTGCTGACACCCTCGAAGTGATCGAACGCTACCGGGTCCACATCTGATGGCGTTCGCTGACCTACTCACGCCGGCCGCGGCGACCTATCGCGCGATCACGGGCACCGATGGCGACGGCGCCTTCGTACTCGGCACCGCCGTTGTGATTGCGGCCTACGTCGACAAGGCCGCGCGGCGTGTACGCGATGAGCGCGGTGAGGAGAAGGTAGCCCGCACCATCGTTACGACGAACGTGGAGATCCCGGAAGACTGCATCCTATGGCTAGCGGGCCAGACCGAATCGCAGGGCAAAAAGCCCATCTACGTTGACTCGTCGCCCAACCCCCGCGACACCAGCAAAACGATTTGGGAAGCGGGGCTCTAATGGGTCACCCGTTCTCAGCTAAGCTCGAAGGCCGCACGCGCGTTATGCAAGCGATTCGAGCCGCAGGCAAGAAGGGCCAACGCGCCGCCGCCGCGGGCATGTACATGATGGGCATGGAAATCATGGCAGAGTCCAAGCGCCGGGTACCCGTGCGCTTCGGTTTCCTCCAGGGCTCCGGCTTCGTGGCGCCGCCGGTAGGGCGTTCGCTTCGAACGATCAAGGTCATTTTGGGCTACGGTAAAAAGTACGCCTTGCCTGTGCGTGCCAGGCACAAAACCAGGGCCAACTATTTGCGCGGTCCCG